AAGATTACAACTGGTAACAAATTTCCCCATCAACTGGTAACAGAATGGCGTCGATATAGTTTGATAACATTGTTAAATATTTCATCAAGTGGTCATTACATTTTCTAATATATGAGTACATTCATTAAAAATTCGCATGGACAAACTGGTAACTTGCTCTTGCAATTTACCAGTTTTCGTGGTATACTTATATCAGAGTTAAGGAAGGGGGTACAACAGAATAGGTTTTTGGTTAGGGTTACGCTCTAACCGGGGTAACACTATACCCGTTTTGAGTTGTCCAAAATTACATATCGCTTGCCTTGTTTGGGCGCGGGCCATGGTACGGGACTATTTTTACTGGCGCGGGTACTCATCTGTATGCCGCAAGTAGTATGGTAGGCTCATCCGCTGAAACGCTATGCTGTCGCGATAGTTACCGCCATGTATATTACCTCATCATTGTTGCAAGCTGTGACAGCTTGAACATTTCAAACTGTGACAGCTTCCAACAATGGAAGCATACAACAAAAACATATTTAAAAAGGAGAAAAAAATCATGAAAAACATCACTCGCTCGTTCACCACCACCACCGCCTCTGTGAAGCTCTACAACGAGGCATCCGACAGCATCGAAATCGTCAAGGCTTCTCTTGATGGCAAACTTGACGCAGATAGCTTTAAAAAGGCATACGCCGCCCGTGAATCTCACGTTGTTCTTAAAGTCTCCGATATTGAGACGGTCGAAGAACTCCGAGGAATTCCCGAGGATGTATTTATCGTGAACGGAACCGCTTTTTCCGAGCGTGACAAGAATAACCGTGGCATGATTTCAAAGACCGTCAGCACAAATTGCTATCGCTTGAAAGTTTGGAATGAGGCAAGCGATAGCATGGAAGAAAAGACAGTTACCGCTGAAACGCTCAAAGCTGCTGAAAAGCAGCTTCCGACCGGTTGTAAGCTCTTGAAAGTGATTGGAGAGAGCAAGGTCGAGTCTCTCATCTGCATGAGCGTTGAAGATTTCAAGCGTTATTCAAGGCCTATGGTAGATCACTTCCATTATAAACAGTAATCAGACCCGCTTCCCACTTTGGGAAGCTCAAAAGGGAACAAACAATAGCTTGTTTCCTTTTGAGCTTGTCAAAAGACAAGACTAAACTATGAAAGAGGTAAAAAGTCATGAAAAAAGCAATTCAGCAAGAAATTAATACAAAAGTTGAATCGTTTATTAATCGTTTCAATTCTGAAAACCATAGAGTATATGATTCCGTTAAACAGTTGCGGTCTTCTTCCGCAATGGTTTACACCTACGATTCGTACTATGTTTTACAGTCCTATGAGACAATTGTTGCGGCGATCGACCGTAACACAGGAATTGGATATGATTTCTTGCGCAAGGTATACGGTTATAAGACTACGTCGGCGCAACACATTTGCAAATTCTTTAAAGATTATGGCTCCGGAATATGGGGTTCAAAAATGATTTATGTATGGCGCGATTGCTAATGTTAACACTTCTCTTATGAGAAGTGCTAAGGATAACAACTTAATACTTGTTATCCTTAGCACTTTCCATAAAGGAAAGAATTTAAAGAAAGAAGGCGAAAAACATGGCAGTTCCCGTTACAATGATAGCAAGTTATATAATTCTATTGGTTTACATTCTTAATCGGAGGTGATTGTGATGAAATTCTATGTCAGTTGGATTCGTGAATATCCAATATATGAACCGGCCGAGGGCGGCTATTATTACGAGGGTGAAACCGTTATATATTGCAAGGAATTTGCTAACTGGAAAAAAGCAAAACGTGATTTCTTTAGCCTGCTTGATGAGTTTACTGATTACATCGGTATTAAGTCAATTAGGAAGGAATTTCTGCATGAGGATGATAACATCTATGTAAATCTAACTGGTGGAGTCGGGAAGTTTGGAAATCATCCCTATGTTGGCTATTCAACTGGTTACGTCGGTCAAGGCGAATATATTCAGATTACAAGACGAAAGCCTGAAAACCACGGGCGTGTTCCCTATTGCTAATGATGAGGTTAAAATCATGACGTACTTCAAAGCTAAAGCTGATGCATACGACTACTTCTCAAAACGAGGAGTAGTCGCAGGAGAACTATTGACAGCAAAAGAACGTAACAGTTTAGTGCGTTATCTGTCCGATGATTTGTTCGAAACTGTTGTAATCCCTAAGTCCAAAACGTTCTCCTCATTTGGTGTGCGTTTTGAAGTAAATCGTAACAATAACTAACACAATTGAAAGGAGGTGAAATGTAATGATTAGAATACTCAAAGGTAACCACAGAAAAGCCTATTTTCAGCAAATTGCTCGCATACTTCTCGACGGTCAGGAGCGACTCTGTAATGAAGCAAATCACAACTGTAACACTTGCAAATATGCTGACGTCTGTGACAGCTTAATGAGCGCAGAAGAATACTGCAATCGAATTGCTTCAAGAATGAAGCCTTGATTGTACCATTCACAGTTTGCTCCAGTGTACCGCACAACTGGTACACTGAGAGCATCCATTACAGTTTGTTATGACGTTATGCAAAACTGTAATATTGACATTTGGTTGAACCTATGGTAAAATAATACTTGTCCGAAGGACTGCCAAACCTGATTGGACAACAAACTAAAACAAGAAAAGGAGCAAAAATCATGGCACGAAAATTTGAATTCACGCGAACCCTAGAAACCACTATTGTGAAAGCACTGGTTTTCGACAAAACCACAGCAGAAGCAGAAACCAAGACCCTTATGATTTCAGGCAAGTACGATGCTGACGACCGCAAACTGGCAAAGCGTGTCGAAAAGCTTGTAGAAGCTGATGGCAACTACAAGTTCATTCAGGTTGCAGATGCCGAAGTCAAGTCAGCCCTTTATGGCACAACTCTTGATCAGTTCATGACAATCGCTGTACAGCTTGACCCGCAGACCCGTCAGCCGTTGGCTGAATAATTAAACAAACTATAACAAAGGAGACTACAAAAATGGAAACAGGCTACAAAGTTGAAATCGTTGAAGCAAGCCGTGATTTTACGGTTAGGGAAAAGCTCGCCATGAAAGAGCTTGGCAATGCAGTTGGCATTGATTTAGCGCTTGACGAAACTGATTCCCTGATCATTTCCCCCGCTGATTACGCAGTTCTGGCCATTCACAACGACAAGGCTAAGGGTGACAAGGATTACAAGAAATTTGTTGTCATTGATACCGCCGGCACCAAGTACGTAACTGGTAGTGAATCATTTTTCCGCAACTTCATGGACATTTATGAAACCATGAAGGTTGAAGCTCCTGATGAGGAATACCAGATTGAGTGCTATAAGCGTCCGAGTAAGAACTACACAGGAAAGAACTTCATTTCCTGCTCTATGATTTAAGTTCTTCTTTTAAAAAGAGTAGGGATTAAATTCCCTACTCTTTTGTTTTATTATCTTTAATTGGTGGTGAACCTTATGGCTAAAATCATCACAAAGAAAAATCAGATACCGGGATATGCGCGAAAAAATATAAAAAATTTCACCAAGTTAACTGACAATCAAGCAATATATCAATATGAACTGAATAAACTCATAAGGCGCGCAGGCGGTGAATATGGTCAGTTTCTTAAAGGATACTACCAGATGCCTGAAAGAGTTTACAAGAAAGATATTGAAGAGATTCGATCGTTAAGGAATGTAACACTTAGACATGCGCGTGAAAAATATGAGACAGAGCGACGAATTGATAGAATAACATTAGATAGAATCGAATATGAACAGCCAAGAATCGAAGCGCCTGTTATAAAAAATACCTTAGATATTAATGATCTAATCGAAAAAGAAAAGCAGTATGACAATGTTCAGGATTATCTCAAAGAAACTGGTCAAGCTATTGACCCGTTCACAGGTGAAGTAATAACAGAAGAAGCGGCTCAACAGATTATACAATCCGCAACTGATGTTTCAGGCTCAGAGAATTTAAGACCTGCCGTTAATAGAGTTGAAGAGGTTAGCGAGTTTGAGTCGGCAAAAGATTTAATTGAAAACATCCGTGAGTATGTTTTACAAGAAATAGACAGGGCTATCGTTTCAAACTCTGCATACAAAAGTGGTAGACAGCGCACAACCAGAAGTAGAGAATGGATTACTACTAATATTAATAAAGCTGGTGATATGATATTAAAAGAATTAGATAGAATAAGTAGCTCTGAATCAGAACTTAAACGTTTCGCAACTAAGTTTTCAGACAGCGCACTATTGCAACGATTATATGATGCTATAAACGAATACCTAACAACTTCTGAATCTTTTTATAATGCTCCTGACGTTGGTTATTTTAATTCATCTGAAATATATTCATTACTTCATGACGGTCCCATGACATTAGCAGATTCAACGAGGTTTGAAGATGAAGAATGAGAACACAAAGGCCACGCATATTTGTAGGGGACTTCGAGACAACAGTATATGAAGGGCAGACAAAAACTGAAGTATGGGCCGCTGCATGTGTTGAATTAAATACTGATGATGTAAAAATTTTTCATTCAATAGACGATATGTATTACTACCTGAAGAGCTTTAAACAAAACATAATTTGTTACTTCCACAACTTGAAGTTTGATGGTCAGTTCTGGTTATCATATTTAATAAACGATCTGCACATGCAACAGGCGTTAAACGTAGACGAGAACGACATGTCAAATACAGCATTTGTGAAAAGACAAATGATGCAGTCAGAAACCTTCAGATATTCAATATCAGATATGGGTCAATGGTACAGTATCATTATTAAAACAGGCAGAAACTATATAGAGCTAAGGGATTCACTAAAACTCTTGCCATTCTCAGTCAAGAAGATAGGCAAAGGTTTCAAAACAAAGCATCAAAAGCTCGACATGGAATACAAAGGTTACAGATACGCTGGTTGTGAGATAACTGATGAAGAAAAAGAATACATAGCTAATGACGTATTAGTTGTCAAAGAAGCACTTGAAATAATGTACCAAGAGGGGCACACTTCTCTTACAATAGGCAGTTGTTGCATGGAAGAATACAAAGCAGTATCTCCATTCTACAAAATGGAAGAGTCACTTCCAAACCTTTACGAGATACCAATTGGCATGAATACGTTCGGAGTTACAAATGCTGGCGAGTACATTCGCAAATCCTATAGAGGTGGCTGGTGCTATGTGGTCCCTGAGAAAACCAACATACGATTTAAGCAAGGTACGACGGCAGACGTAAACAGCTTGTATCCATCAATGATGCACTCGCAATCAGGTAACAAATTTCCCGTTGGGAAGCCAACTTTCTGGTCAGGAAACTTTATACCAGATGAAGCTAAAAAGCCTGAAAACTATTTCTTTGTAAGACTGCGAACAAGATTCTATATTAAAGAAAACTATCTTCCATTCATTCAGATAAAAGGTAGCTTCTTTTATAAGTCAAATGAATGTCTAAAATCTTCTGATATAAGTATCAAGAATAGCAAAAAGCTTGCAAAATATTATAAGGATTTAAACGGAAACATTGAGCCAGCAACTGTAACAATGACAGTGACCGAAACTGATTACAGACTAATACTTGATCACTATAATCTTGAGGACTTTGAAATTCTTGATGGGTGCTATTTCAGAGCTTATGTTGGAATATTTGATGACTATATTAATAAGTACAAAGAAATAAAGATGACATCCAAGGGAGCGAAAAGAGAACTTGCAAAGCTGTTCCTGAATAACCTTTACGGCAAGATGGCAAGTTCACCGGATTCATCGTTCAAGGTTGCCTTTCCAAGGGATGACACAAGTTTAGGTTTTTATACGGTACACGCTAACGATAAGAAACCAGGTTATATTCCAATAGGTTCCGCTATCACAAGTTACGCAAGAAACTTCACAATACGTGCGGCTCAGAAAAATTACTATGGGCCAGATAAAGCTGGATTCATCTATGCAGACACAGATTCAATTCATTGCAACTTAAAACCTGAAGATATTAAAGGAATAACAGTTGACGATAATGATTTTTGTTGTTGGAAACTTGAATCATGTTGGGATGATGCAATATTTGTACGGCAGAAAACTTATGCAGAACATGTAACTCACGAGAACTTGAAACCACTACCAGAGGAGGAAAAATTTTGGAACATTAAGTGTGCAGGAATGCCAGAGCGATGCAAAGAACTGTTTTTGCTATCATTTAATGAAAAGACAAAGGAGTGCGTGCTTGACAAAGATTGCAGAGAATTGCTAACAACTGATTACACAGAAGATGAACTGGATTTTTTACAAACAACAAGAACTATTGATGATTTTAAAGTTGGACTAATAGTACCGGGAAAATTACTGCCGCATACTATACCCGGTGGTGTTGTACTTGAGGATGTTCTCTATGAAATCAGGGAACAATTTAGATTTTAATTAGTAAGAAAGGAATAATAAAATGGGAGTATTAGAATCAAAGAAACTATTTGAGGATATTGCCTACTCCAATATTCACCGCAAAGGCATTACCTCTTTGATGGTATGGCTTGAAAGTGAGACTGATTTCTTTCAGTCTCCAGCTTCTACAAAGTATCATGGCTCCTATGAAGGCGGCTTGCTTGATCACAGTTTGGAAGTATATACCGAGTTCCTGAAGCTGGCAACAATCTTCAACTATGACATGACCAATTCAGTTCTTAAAGAGTCTGCGACTATCGTTACTCTTTTCCATGATATTTGCAAAATCAATTCGTATCAGAAAAGCACAAGAGCTGTCAAGAATCAGGACACTGGTATTTGGGAGAATGTACCTTGCTATATTTACAGTCCTGAAGCAGATCAGTTTGGCGCTCATGGTGCGGCAAGTGTTTACTATATAAATGAGCATCTTCCTTTGACGTTCGGTGAGTCAATGGCTATCTATCATCACATGGGAGCTTGGGATGCATCGAAATACGACAATCCCGGAAAAGCCTATGAGAACAATAAGCTTGCGTGGCTGTTACACGTTGCGGATGAAGCGGCAACATACATTGCAGGTATCTGATATGGCAAGTAACAGAAAAGAACTTGAAGAGATAGACAAGTTAATAGACACAATGTCGCCAAATGCAATGAAGAAAATGGTTCATGCAGTGGTAGGCTTTAGTTGTGTACCATACAAACCGCATGATCATTGGTGTAATAATTGTGCAAGCTGTTGGCTTAAATATCTTACATGGTTAAGAGACAAAGAAAACGAATCATTATAAACAAAAAGCCCTGCTCTATTGAGTAGGGCTTTTCGTTTTATTATATCCATAACAACTGCACAAACTAAGCGGTAGACAAAAACCGACATACGTTGCGTGGCGGTACGTTCAAACCGTGTCTCCCACGTCGCACAAAGTCTGAGAACAGTTGCGGATACACTAATAAGTTAATAGTTTCAGCACAGCTTCCTTGCACTGAAGGTCTTTGAATCTAAAACAGCCGTGGTCAAAATAGAAGCGCATGTTCATAATAAAATCATCATGCTGTCTGAGAAGTAAATAATTTATCTGGTGGTCATCTGTGGTGACAGCGATTTTATACGGATAGGTTGAATCAGGTTTCTTGTCACAGTATATGATACCGAGTTCGTCAAATGCGCGCAACCCATAGTTGGTATCTTTATACTTAATTGTACCAAGATAACGTGACCGTCCCGTAACCTGCTGTATAAACGCGCTGTCATCTTCAAGATAACGAGCTTCACCTGCATAACCGATATAAGAGTTTCGTTTAAATGCCGCATTGAATCCAGATTCCTTCTGCGCTTTGGATGCCGCTTCATTAAAACCCTGTTCAAGAACAAAGCCTTCACCTCTTAGAAAGCGTGTGTTCTTGGTGAGCCGTGAGCTTATATCCATCTCCACATAATAGGGGTTAAGAATTGTTACCGGATTCCCGCACATATAAACAGGAAGGTATCTGACCATCTGACCGTTACCTCTTGCAATACTGGTATGCAATGAGATAAACTTAGTTACTTCATCAGAGCAATAATGATTAGTTTCCGACTGAAACTCATCCATGAACATTGATTCTGTATCACTGAATAGGTGTGAGAACTTCTTCAACTGGTCTACATTATTCAATGACACGGCATACCCGCACAAAGTAGGAAATTCTTCACCAATCTTCTGGTAATACATTTCATGGTAAATTCCTTTGGCCTGCCTGCGTGAGAACATGGTATACTCAGGGAAGAACAAATGACCAATATCTTTGAAGAATTTATCCGCACAGTTATCAAGTTCATAGTTGAACCTGTAAATCAACATGAACTTGCTGTTCTTTTTGATAGCTCTGTTAAAAAGCATTCGTCCAAAGAATGTTGTCTTGCCTGCGGTTCTGTTGGACGTAACCATATATATCTCTGGCTTATTTCCGTTCAAGTCCATCATTGAAAGCAGTTTTGTACCATCGTAAAACTTGGAACTGATAACTGTTCGCCTCTCTTTCTACCTAATATAATACCATACTTGACAAAAAATATCAAGTGTGATATTATATTTATGAGGAAAAAGTTATGAAAGGGGGTGAGATCATGAAAGTCGGGCCGCTGATTGTTGTCATCATTTTCATAACTTTTGATATTGGTACTGGCTGGCTGAAAGCACTTAGCACCGGAACCGCCGATTCCTCTATTATGAGGAAAGGATTGTTTCACAAGTTGGCAGAAATTTTGGCTGTTCTTTTTGGGTATACTTGTGAACTGGTGTTCCCTCTTGTAGACATTAAAACTTCAATTCCCCTCGCCGCTGGTATCGCAACCTATATCGTGATTATGGAGACAGCAAGTATCGTAGAGAATTTGGCTGTTATGAATCCAGCACTTGCCGATATTCTCAGCAAGTTCTTCTCGAAAGAAAAGCTTAATCCTGAAGAGAAGGGAGAACAAACTGATGAAAACAAATCAGGAAATAGCGATTGAAGTCATTCTTGGAAAATGGGGGAACGGAGCAGACCGAAGAAGCAGACTTACCAAGGCTGGCTACAATTACGAAAATGTACAGTCAATCGTGAACGCTCTTTGTAGTGGTGATATGAATCCGATTAAAGAGGAACCAGAAAAGATTTTCGTAACCGGCACTGAGACTATGGAAGTCGAAATTGATTTGAGCAAGTATCATGGCCTAAACATTACCTTTGTAACTGGTGGTGATTCAGATGCCGAGTCCGATTCCTGATGCTGAATGGCATGCCAAAACCTACGGCGCTTATGACAGAAACAGTCAAGAAGCAATAGATAACGCTATTTGCACTTATAATCTGCTGACTTCTCTCGGTTGGACATTGCAAGCAATGTGCGCTGTTTATGGCAATATCGAAGCTGAGTCAGGTTACAACCCTTGGAGATGGGAAGGCGATAACGTTCCATCTTCAAATGAGAGTCCGGGTTATGGATATGGCTTCCCTCAGTTTACGCCGTCTGGTAAATATATTAATTCATCTGAAGCACAAGCGAATGAAGGATATGGCCCAAACTATACAGATTGGCAAGGTAATATTTTTGATGGCGACTCACAATTAAGATTCATTGATCAATATGCCGACTATGACCCTGATACTCCGTATGGGTATAACATAAGCTATGAAGAATTTAAAACAGGAGAATACTCTCCTGAATATCTCGCTAAAGCATGGCTCCATAACTATGAAAGACCATACGACCAGAGTGAAAGTGTTGAACTTTACAGAGCAAGTATTGCTCGTCACTGGTACGATCTTTTAATTCCATACGACCCGTCTGAGCCTATTCCGCCTGAAGGCGGCGGAGGACAGCCAACTCCTAAACCTGTTGAAGATCTTGCCTATTACGGCGATAAGTTTAAAATAGGATTCTATCTCAAACCGCATTATAAGAGATTGTGAGGTAAGCAAAATGGCAGTACGTACGCGAGAAGAAATCATGGCCCAGCTCCAAACGATCATCGGTGACGATACTTCCGATGATACACTTACTTTTGTTCAGGACGTTTCTGATACCCTTGGAAACGATAATAGTGCAACAAGAATCACAGAACTTGAAACGCAGTTAAAAACACAAGATGAAGAGTGGAGGAAAAAGTACAGAGATGCTTTCTTCACTGGTAAACCTGATGACAGTTTTAAAGATGAAGATGATGAACCTGAAAAGCCGAGAAGGTTTGAAGACCTTTTCACTACTAATAAATAGGAGGTTTAAATAAATGGCTCATAGAATTGCCGTTTCAACTCTTAACGCTTCTACTGTTGACATTCTGAATGTCATTCGGCAGAACGCTTCCCTTGCATATCAGAATCAGGTTCCAGTTGTGGAAACTGCAACTGATATTCCTAAAGTCGGTGAAGTAATTTATGGCACTCCTGCCATTGCAAACGAGTTTATCAATGCACTTGTTAATCGCATCGCAATCGTAAGAGTTCAGTCTGCTACTTTCAATAATCCTTATGAGATTCTCAAGAAAGGCTACCTCGATTATGGTGAATCCATTGAGGAGATTTTCGTAAACATTGCGAAAGTCTTTGAGTTCTCTCAGGAGAAAGCTGAAGCCCGCGAACTGAAGCAGTACAAGCCTGACGTAAAGAGTGCGTTCCATGTGATGAACTGGCGCGTGATTTATCCTGTAAGTGTTTCTGATGAAGAACTTCGCATGGCTTTCCTTTCTGCTGAGGGTGTTACTGACCTGATTGCTCGTATTGTTGACACTGTTTATACTGCCGCAAACTATGACGAGTTCCTTCTGTTCAAGTATATGCTCATTAAGAGTGTTAGCTCTGGCAAGTTTGCTCCTGTTCCTGTTGATGGCAGTAGTCCTAACAACTGGGCTAAAGCCTTCCGTGGTATCAGTAACATGCTTCCGTTCATGAACACTAAATATAATGCAAGCGGTGTTCTGAATACCACTCCGAAGGATAGACAGGTTATCTTCATGGATGCACAGTTTAATGCTGACTTCGATGTTGACGTTCTGTCTGCCGCCTTTAACATGAATAAGGCTGACTTCATGGGTAGACTGTTCCTAATTGATGACTGGACAAATTTCGATAATGACCGCTTTGAGGTTATCCGTCAGAATAGCGATGGCATTGAAGAGGTAACAGCCGCCGAGCTTACCCTTATGTCTAAGGTTAAGGCTATCATCATGGACGAAGAATGGTTTCAGGTTTATGATAACCTTAGTAGATTCGCTGAAAAGTTCATTGCTTCTGGGCTTAGGTGGAACTACTTCTATCACACTTGGAAAACCGTTTCTATGTCACCATATGCTAATGCTGTCGTTTTCGTAGATGATAGCGCTTCTACTGCAAATCCTGCTACTATCACTTATAAGGTTCAGACTCTTGATAAGAGTGACGCTGGAACCGTTGTTGCCATTGTTCCTAATGACGTTGACACTCTTGCTAATACCAATGTACAGTTCATTCAGGATGAAACACTTACCAAAGCAGGTATTGCTGTTTATCCGTATGGTGCATTCATCATTCCTGCAAGCTATACCACTACAACCTTTGATGTGACTGCAAGCCTTGGTGAAGATGTTTATACCGGCACTATTGATCTTACTGATAGCGTAGGAGATACGGTAACTTTTACCAAATCGGCGTAAAGAAAACAGTAACGGGTAGCATCGTTACCTTTGACGATGCTATCCCCTTTACGCCGATTGAAGAAATAACAGTAAGCATCGAGCCTGTGCAGGATTTGCATGGATATGAGAATCCGTGGCCTGCGGGTGGCAGGGTGAATAAGTTTGACAAGACGTATCTGTCAGATTTCGCAAATTATACAACGGAAGTAAGTGGGTATTATTACACAGATAAAATTCAGCTAAAAGCAAATACCGCATATATCATAAAAGCAACAGACCTTACAGCATTGAGTTCAGGAATTTATTATGTCTTATTCCATGTAGAAGGCAACGACCCAGATTCGATTGTCATAACCCAAACATCTGTGATGTACCCAGTTTATAACGGTGAAGTTTCAAGTAATGTCGCATATATGAAATTCACGACAGGCGAAACTGGCGTAATTCGGTTCGGTGTTAAAAATGTGGGTAATTTAGCGGAAATCATGACGAAGGAATGGCAACTTCAAGAGGGATCAACCGCTACCGACTGGACGCCATACTCCAACATCTGCCCGATCAGCGGTCACACGGGTGCGGAGATTGAGCAGACGGGCGTGAATGTGTGGGATGAAGAGTGGGAGCTTGGGGGCATTAACGATACTACCGGAGAACCTAATGTTTCTACAACGGCACAGTTCAGGTCTATGAATTACATCCCGTGTACACCAAATACCGAATATTTTGCATATTACAATGGTGGCGCAGGTGGTGGCGTGTATGTGTACTGCTATGACGCAAATAAATCGTTTTTAGGACGAGCGCCAAGAAAGGGCACTTCTGTTTATAACGTAGCAAATGACATCTTTACAACAATAGAAAAAACAGCATATATGCTGTTCAAGTGCCAACCAAGTGTTAGTCCAATAACAAACAATAAAACAGTTTCCATCAATTACCCTGCCACAGACATGCAGTACCATCCCTACACCGGCAACCAAATCTCCGTCACGTTCCCCGAGACGATCTACGGCGGCGAAGATGAGGTTGTCAGCGGAAAGCTTGATTCTAAATATTCTTCTGTCACCGTTTCTTCTGTGACCGCTTTATACGGGCAAAAAGAAACATATCAGATTTTTCGTATTGATAATGCTCTTTATAGCAGGTGGCATTCAAGAGATGTTAGATGCAATATGCTAAAAAGATATTATAGTGTAAATGATCTTAAAAATAGCATAGGCTTTTCACACGGTGACGCATCAGCCTCTGTTTATGTAAGCTTGGGTGCAGATATAAATACCATTGCGGAAGCCAACGCATTTCTTTCTAATTACCCCTTGCAGTTTGTGTGCGAACTTGCCGAGCCTGTAGAATACACCCTTGAAGGTCACGATTTGACCACCCTCTACGGCACAAACAACATCTGGGTAGATACTGGTGACGTAACCGTTACTTACATTGCTAAAAGTGCTAAGTTCTCTTTTCATTCACCTTTGCATACCTACAACTTTGTTAATCTCAAACTTTTTGGCAATACCTATATTGAACATGGTAAGGGTTAAATCCCTTACCATGTTGAAAGGAAAGTGATTATATGGCATATATTGAACCCGATACAATAGTACAGTTTTTGAACGTGCCGTTTGACCCTGATTACGAAAATACAATGTATTGGGACACTCTGTCAGCTCAAGACGCTTGGATGGAGACGAGGATTATTCTAAGCATAGGAAAGAATAGCTATCAGAGAAAAACAAGAGGTGTTATCAGAGTTGGACTCACTCCTATTGTTGAAGGTGCTACTATTCGCAACCTTTATAATGCAAACTATATTCGCTTCAAAAATAGCAACTATGAGAACAAGTGGTTCTATGCCTTTGTCGATCAAGTTGAATATGTTAATAACAATACTGCTGATGTGCATTATACTATTGATGTGCTACAAACTTGGGCTTTGGACTATTCTCTGTTGGAATGTTTCATAGAAAGACAGCATACTATTACTGATGATATTGGTGAACACACAGTTCCTGAAGGACTTGAACATGGCGAGTATTTTGATACACCTTGTCCGGTTTCAAGTGGTAGTCAAGTTGGAAATACATTCTTTCAGTACACGCCTGCTATATGTTTGATTACAACTTTTAATGCACAAGGCGAGTACGCTGGTGGTAGAATTATTCATGGACAAGCTACTCAGGGTGATATGTTCTCCGGATTATTTTATACCATATATCCGTTGTCAGATATTGATGCGCTGAATCAGACTCTTGAAGCAATAAGTGGTGATAATCCGGATGGCGTTAAAGTGCTGAGCAAAGACGGCGTAAAAATTCCAAAATTCCTTGCTGATGGCGTAGTTGCACTGTTTATGATGCCTTATGAATTTGCTGGCTCTATAACAGGAGGAAGCGTTTCTCCTGAATATAATCTCAGCTTTGATATCCGTAACAATGGAAGCTATACAATTGGAAGTTATCGTCCAAGAAACAAAAAACTTTTGTGCTATCCTTATAACATGCTTTATGTTTCTAATAACCAAGGCAATGACGCTGAGCTGAGGTGGGAAGATTTTAATACGCCTATCTCTTGTCAGTGCAAAATCTGGGGTAATGTTTCTCCGAATGGCGGACTTACTTTCATGCCCGCAGGTTATAAAGGATATACTGGAAGAAATCCAAATGAAATGCTTCAAATCACTGGCTTCCCTATGTGTTCATGGAGCAATGATGCGTATAAAGCATGGGTTGCTCAGAACGCTGGAACTATTGGAGCTTCTGCCCTCGGACTGGCGGCAAGCTGGGCAAGTGTATTCGCTCCTTGGATAATGGGTGCAGATGGTGCCAACACAGGAACTCTTGAGGGGTTCAATGCTGGAAAGGGACTGATTGGTTCAACTCTTGGCGCTGTTGGTCAAATCTATGACCATAAGAGAAAAGCTCCACAGTCTCATGGAAATGGTAATACTTCTCTTACCTATCAAGCTGGACTGCTTACCTATTATTTCTATAAGAAACATATCAAAGAAGAATACGCTGAAATCATTGACTCTTTCTTTGATATGTACGGGTACAAGGTTAATACGGTTGGAGTCCCTAATAGAAATGCAAGACCGTGTTATACATACATAAAAACAATCGGGTGCGCTGTTGACGGTTTAATTCCTGCTGATGATGCTCAAAAAATTCAATCAATCTTTGACAAGGGTATTAGGTTCTGGAAAACTACTGCCACTTTCGGTATTTACTCCCCACTTGTAAATCCGAATGAGGTAACGATTGAGGGGTGAAAGCATGGCGAGAAACAAGAGAAACGCTTGGGGTAATTCAAGAGACATTGATGAAAGCAGAGACGAAGCGTCAAGTTTTCAAAAGTATAGAGATAACCTGATGCAGTTGGGCATGGCAATGTTTGATTGGCAAAATCTTCCCGAAACATGTAATGAGCGTTATATCGAAAAGACTGAATACTTCAGAGGTGCAACAATTTTCTTCAAAGATGATACGCTTGGCTATTTGTGTCTACCTGTTATTTTCAATGGCCCATTCGATGTTATGGATGAACCTAACAGAAGAGTTGCATATAGCAGAAGCGGTTATCGAAAGGAATTGGACAAAGACAATAGTGTTATTATCTGGAATAATTACCTGAGAAAGCCAAGCTGTCTTACTGTTAACCATTACGCAAGAAGGCTTGCTGACATTGAGAACTCTATCGATGTTAACTGCAAAGCTCAGAAAACTCCTGTTTTGATTCGATGCTCAGAAAATCAAAGGCTTACTCTTGAAAATCTGTACCAGAAATATGAAGGAAACTATCCGTTTATTTTCGGAGAAAAGGATTTGGATGTTAAAGGTATCAGTGCTATTATGACTGGCGCTCCATTTGTTGCGGATAAGTTGTTCCAAATCAAAATGCAGATATGGAATGAAGCTCTGACTGAACTTGGTATCAGTAATATTAGTTACCAGAAGAAAGAAAGACTTGTCAGTGATGAAGTAATTCGTAACATGGGTGGTACAATTGCTAGTAGATACAGTAGAATTACAATGAGGAGACTGGCTTGCGATCAGATTAACGATATGTTTAGTCTTGATGTTAAGTGTGATTACCGTGAGGACTTTAGACAGACTGATGATGAAAACATGATTCTTACTGAGAGTGAACAGGGAGATAGGAAACCGATTGAAGCTATGGTCACAGACCTGAGAACGAGGTGATACAATGAGCTATTATACCACTGAAGTTCGGTTCATCTGCGAGAATTACGCAGGTCTTGATGAAAGCAAAGGGCAGACAAACGTTAATGACATTTTGAGTAAAAGCTGGAATAAGGTTTTCGATTTTAACTTTCCAATCTTTGACGAGAATTACCGGAGTGTGCTTTGCCAGAAAATCCTGAAGCATTACTACACAAGAGAAATTGCTTTTGAAACTGTTGGCCTGTGGAAACTGAAACTTGACACAATGATGAACGAAATCATGCCATATTATAATAAGCTCTATGAAAGTGAACTGTTAGAGTTTGACCCTTTCAAAGATGCTGATTATACTAAAGAGCATGAAGGAGAAGATGGCGGTTCTGGAAAAGACACTGGTACGACAACACAGAATGATACTGGTACTCATACCGGAACAATCGGTGATGTTGGGCAGCGAGATGCAAGAATTACCGACAATGGCACACACGCTGAGACAATTGGAGATGTCGGAAATGTAAAGCTTCAAGAAACGTCATGGGATGTTTACTCGGATACTCCACAGGGTGCATTAACTAATGTTGACAACAATACTTATCTTACTAATGCAAGAAAAGTAACGCACAATGCTGAAACAGATACAACGAACGACAGAGATATAAATGGAACAGATAGTAATACAAAAGTTATTGACGAAGATACTACAAACACAAGAACGTTCAATGAGGGAACAAGTAATACCGGAAGAGGTACAAGTGAACTTAATAGAACATATAGTAATACTGATGAATATATTGACCATGTGTACGGAAAATTCCCCGGAAAAAGTTACATGTCCATGCTGAAAGAGTTTCGTGAAACGTTCCTGAATATCGATATGGAAGTTATCGATAGGTTAAGCGAATTATTCTTTAAACTGTGGTAGGAGGTTTGCGTATGCCTACTTTGAGACATTTTCGCTTCTGGTGCCAAAGCGTTCTCCCTCTTGTCTATGACGATAGCTTGAGCTATTATGAAGTGCTTTGCAAAGTGGTGAAATACATTAATGACTTGATTGATAGTGATAAAGAGATTGTTAATGATATTGAGGAACTCAAAAGTGACCTCGCTATTGTGCAGAAATGGATTGATGACTATGACACCTCATTCGCTGAGAAGATTATTCGTGAATACCTTGCAACGATGATCTTCGTTGAAATCAATGACTATGGATATATCACTTACTATATTCCTGAGTCATGGAGAGACATTACTTTTCATACAACTGGACTCGATATTGACATCCCGCCCTATGGATATGGTAGGCTGGTATTGAGTTATTAATAGGAGGTAACTAATAAATGGCCACAAGACAGTATATTGGTGCAAGATATGTCCCTACTTTTGCAAATCCTATTCAGTGGAATAGTAGCATTTCTTATGAAGCCCTGACTATCGTCACCAATGCTGGTAGCAGTTACACGAGCAGAAAGCCGGTGCCTGCTGGTACTCCGCTTACTAATAGCGAGTATTGGGTAAATACTGGTAACTTCAATGCTCAGGTGCAAGAGCTTCAGAATGAAATTGATAACGTTTCTAATCAGGTTGACATTAATACCGATGCAATTGCTGAGATCGCTGGTTCACTTCTCAGTGGGAAGAAGGTTGTTATCTATGGCGATAGCAATTCAGACCAGACAGCAAGCGTAAGCAGTCAGACACTTCAGCCTAACTGGGTTACTAAATTCATTGCTATGAATCCCAGCACGACAGTCACTAACAGAAGCGTTTCCGGACGTAGAGTCAGTGGAGCTGGTGGTGTTGCAAGTGCTATCAACTCTGCAACTGACCTTAATGTCTATGACATTATGATTATCTTTGCAGGCGTGAACGATTGGCAACACTCAGTTCCCCTCGGCAATGCCAGTTCAAGCACGGTTGACACATTCATTGGTGCGATGAATGTTATCAATGGCAAAGTCAATGCCGATAATAAGGACATGAAGGTTTACTTCATCTCTCCGATCAAGACGTACAGAACTTCTGACCAGATGCCAAGTGATTGGAATGAGCTTATGAGGCTCGTTCTGTATAGAATTGCAATCAAGAAATGCTGTAACGCCTATAACTGGAACTATATTGAGGGGTCCAATGCTCCGAGACTTAATACTTCTGCCACATCTATCCGTAATCAGTTTATCGTTGACGGATTGCACATGGCCACAAGCTATGCAGAAGTGTTCGCTGAGTTTGTCAGTAAGGCAATTATTGACAACAGAAATGACCCGATCGGTTTTGCTGACTGTTTGATTGATCTTTCTTCACTTGTTAACACTGAAACATGGACTGTCAATTATGCTCGACTGATTGTAGACGGTAACGGGCTTGGACATTTACTGCTGTCACTTAATGGCACGTTCACAAATGCGTCAACTCTTATGACTCTCAGTGACACTTTCAAGCCTGCGTTCGCTTCGCAGGGCCATAGTGCTGTGGTTGAAGGCGGCGTATACACTATCGCTAACGTGAGCATTAATCCGAGCAGTGGCGGTATCACTGTGCAATGCCCTGGCACTCATACTTCAGCAATTGTTACTGCTGATCTTATGTTTAGCCTTGCACCGCTTTACTTCCCAATTACTGGCAGCGTGTAAAGAAATTTAACAATGCGCCTA